GACGTGTGCTCTTCCGATCTGGTATTTTCCGACAGCTCGATTTTTTTCACCACAGTGGGTTTTTCTCCCAGGGGTTGCTTGATGGCAATATTCGACACTGCTAAAGCCTTTGCCGATTTTGTCGAGGTCTCCTCCTCTGCTATTTGGAAGGCGAAAAAAGAGGGCAGGGTACGGCAGACCGAGGACGGCAAATACGACAGCAACGATCCGGTAAACCGGAAATACATCATAGGCACGTCGGTAAAATCAAAAGCTCAACGGGGGCACATTGACATTACGTATGAGGAGGAGGATGAGGAGACGAAATCCCTCGAAGCGGAAAAACTACGAGCTGATATTGAATACAAGAATCGGCAATCGAGAAAGCTTGATCTCGAACATGAAATTAAAAAACAAAACTTAATTCCGATTGAGCTGGTTTCAATTTGGATCGGGGCATTCCGGAACGGCATTACAAATAATTTCCTGCAGATCGGGAACCGGGTTGCACGGGGAGACAAAAAGCTACGTGCAAGGATCGAGAAAGAGGTGACAAAATCGATTGAGAAAACATTGAAAAACGCTGAGGCAGAATTGCGAAAAGAGAGTAAGAAAATAAGCACGGAGTTGGAGCAATGAACACCGCACTTCTTATTTCAGAGGATATACAAGAGGCAACGGAAAGCTTGTTGCAAAAAGTCCGTGAGATTATCCCCACTGAGATAGTCCGGCAATTCGTCTCCGAATGGGCGGAGGAGAACAGGACGTTACCGCCTGGACTAACACCGTATCCCGGGCCGTTTTCCTTTGACGTTATGCCGTACCTTGAGGAGATTGTTGATTGCCTCTCCGAAACATCGGACGTCCATGAGGTGGCCGTGATGAAGGGGACGCAGATAGGTTTTACCGTCGGGACAATTGAGAATTGGATCGGGTACACAATCGACAGCTCTCCCGCGCCTATGCTCTATGTGACCGGTGACGCGCAGATGGCGGACACGCAGATGGAGCTCCGCGTAGATTCGATGATTAACCACAGCGGGATCGGGCATAAAATCGGAACGCAGCGAAAACGGGATACGCAACGGAAAACCGGTGATATAAAAACCCGTAAAGAATTCCCCGGCGGTTTCCTGGTAGCAGCCGGACCGAACAGCGGGCCGAAGCTCCGATCGATGAGTTTTCAAAAAATCAACGTCGACGAGGTAGACGCCTTCCGGCATTCCACTGGACGGGAGGGAGACCCGATAGAGTTGATCCGACGGAGAACCGATGCTTTCTCAGAGATGTATAAAATCCTTTGGGGGAGCACACCGCTTTTCGAGCATGATTCTAAAATCCTGGAATTGTATCACAAGGGAGATCAGCGGAAATATTTTGTCCCGTGTAAAAATAAAAAATGTGGGAAGATGCAATTCCTGAAATGGAAACAGTTGAAGTTTGAGCACAACGACGATAACCGGCTCATACCCGGCTCGGTTTACTACGAGTGCGAATATTGCGGGAGTAGATGGCGTAATGCCGATAAGGATTGGTTTTTACCGCGGGGGGAATGGCGAGCTACGGCGGAACCCCGTATTCCTGGTTTCCGAAGCTATCACATTCCCGGGCTTTATTCCCCGGTCGGGTTTCGCTCATGGGAACAAGCGGTATATCAATTTTTAGAGATTAAAAACGAGGGTTTTATTCCCCATAAGTTTCAAAACTTTATCAATACGTTTTTGGGAGAACCGTTTGTAGATGTGGGGGAGAGGCCGAAGATCGAAGCGATTGTTACCAGGGACCGGGGCTATTCCATCGGCACGATTCCAAAAGATGTGCGGCCATTATTTATTACCATCGGCGCCGATGTGCAGAAAGACCGCATTGAATGCGAGGTTGTGGCATGGGGCAGAGACAAGGAAAGCTGGTCAATCAATTATCACGTTATACACGGGGATACCTCTGATCCACAGGATGCATGCTGGGAGGCGATGCGGTCGATTGTCGGGTATGAGTATGATTTCCCCACATTGATTATGCCGATTTCCGTGTTATCCGGGATTGACGCTGGATACCGTACCGACGTTGTCTATGATTTTTGCGATACTTTTGACGCGGGCGTGCACCCGGTAATGGGTAACGATAATCTAAATAAATCGAAAGAGTATATCAAAGTCTGGTCGGTCTCGGGGAGATCGCGTGGAAGAATCGATATCAACACTGACCTGCTTAAACAGGAGGTGTATAAACTCCTCTCTTTCTCCCTTCACGAGGATGGCACCGTACCGAAGGGGTATTGTCATTTTCCGCGGGAGTATACCAGGGAGCATTTCAGCCGGCTGACAGCGGAGCACCGCGTGCAGGACCCCGTAACGAAAAAGACATCATGGGACGCGGGGAGTAGGCGAAATGAGCAGCTTGACTGCAGGGTGTACGCCTTGGCTATGGTCTATGCGTATATGTACTCAATTGTCGAGTATGAGCGGGAAGCACGGCAGGATAAAAATTACACACTGTCATGGCCGGAGTTTTGGGATTACATTGACCCGGAAGGTGCGGAGTGAAACACCACATATAGCGGAAATAATCGAAAAAAGTTAAAAAAAACACCACATATAGCATTTGGTTATTGACAATAGTCTGTTTTTTTGGTCATCATGTATGTGGGATACTACAGTACGCCTCAAATCGAGGCAAAAATCACAGAAATTGACAGTGCTATTACCGCGGTGCTTGCGGGCCAAACCTACTCGGTAGATACGGGGCAGGGGCGGATCAGCTACACCCGCGCGTCTTTGGGAGAGCTCCGGAAGGAACGCGATTACTGGATTGCGGAGTGGTCGGAGCAGACCGGGCAGAATCCCGGGATCATCTCAATCGAGGCGACGCGGTAATGGCGCAGATTGGTTTTTTCAACAGGATAAAAACCTTTTTCACCAATGGGCAAGACCCGAACCGTTACGGCAGGAAGGCAGATTTGAGAAGTCCTTCCGGTCGTGATCGCAGGCCGGGATCATACCGTGGATCGAGTAAATATGGTCCGATCCGATATAATCGTGAACACATAAACGAGGACCCCGCCTCTCGTCGGGAAGTAGCAAGGGAAGTCTACAGTGAATCTCTTATCGCTCGGGGGATCGTTAAGCGGTTTGTAAACAACGTGATCAATACCGGGCTTACCTGGGAATCGACCCCGATGTGGGAGCTCATAAACGACAAGCCGGAAAGCGAAGAAGAGCGTTACGAACTGACCCGATATCTTGAGAACCGCTGGACCCTCTACACAAAAAGCAAGGAATCAGATATCCAGGGAGAGCTTACCTTTCCGCAGCTCGAACGGCTGCTTTTCCGCACCTACCTAATCGAAGGCGAATTCTGGATTATTATTCGTTATCTTAATGCTGTCGATCGTATGTCGCCGGTTTCGATGCAGGTGATACAAAATGATCAAGTCACGACGCCGTATGATTCCTTGGTTACAAAAAACGTTGAAACCCGGGGTGGGAAAATCCGAGACGGTGTGGAGTTTGACGCGACCGGCAAGGCTGTAGCAATTTGGGTGCGGGAAAGACTTTGGGATGATCCAAAACGTATCCCGATGGTCGGGCCGAGGTCGGGCCGTCAATTTGTAATCCATTGCGCGAACATTGAGAACCCAGGGCAGGTGCGCGGGTTGCCGGAACTATCGGCCCTCGTCTATGAGCTGTCTCGATTGACTGAATACGATATCGCAGAACTTGAGGCGGTCGTCGCGGGTGCGCTCTGGATGGGTGTTACCTATGCTGATGTCAATGCGCGACCGGGCAAACATCCTACGTTGAAACCGAACACGCCAAATCAGGATAACGGCGCGTATGCTCCGAAAACCGGAATTGAAACAGTGGAGATCGGAGGGCGCGCGCTCGTTCTAAACAATCTGGAACCAGGATATAAGTTCGAGGGGTTTTAGCCGAACCGACCGAACCCGAATTACAACGCATTTGTTGAAGCGTTTGAGACGCGCATATGCGGCGCGCTCGGGATGCCTCTCTCGGTTTTTAAACAAAAGTTCCAGGCGTCATATTCGGCAGCTCGTGCGGAAA